CTGACAATCAACTCCACGGGCGCTGCGGCTACTTTAACCAAGGCGGGAGCACTGTGATAAATCTCGATTACCTTAATCTCTCCAACAGCACGGCCTCACCTTCGGGATACTGGTCTTACGGTGATCACTCTACCATTGGATCGGGAGTAACCGGATGGATTCAGGCTCCTCCTATAACCATTGAATATCTGACTGTGAGTTACAATACAGCCACGCCTGCGCTGCAATGGTATCTCGGGACTGGTTATACTTACGGACGATATGTCAACGGATGGTATCACCTGGCGCCCCTGGTGGTCGGGAAGGTTATAGCCGCCACCAGAACGGCTACTTTTGCCCGGACAGCCACCACTTTAACGGTAGGTAAGGTCATCGCCGCCACGCGCACGCTGACAGCCGCAAGGACGGCGGCAGCCAAGGCCTTCGGCATAATCATAGCAGCCGCAAGGACTTTGGCTTTTAGCAGGGTATCAGCGGTTGTTGTTGGGATTGTGGTTGGTGCTACCCGGACTTTGGCTTTTGTTAGAACTGCCCCGCTGGTCATGGGGATAGCAATCACCGCCACCGTAACGGGAATTCTAAAGATCGTACTCGGTACAATCGCTCAACAGATGACGATTACGAGTAGGATCCAAAGGAAGTAATATGGAAGTATTCGAGAATGGCGAAACTATTATCTGCTCATGCTCAGTCACTATATTGGGCGCACTGACTAATCCGAGCACTTCCATGAAAATCACCATCACGGAAAAGAAAACCAGCACAGCGGTGGTCGATGGTGTGGCTATGACTAACGATAGTGTGGGTATATATCACTATGATTACGCCCCGGCCGTCAGCGCCAACACAGGGATATATAACGTGACCTATGTAGCGGTGAACGGCACCAGGACCACCAAAGGCAAGGATTCATTCAGAATTGCGGAGGCAACCTAATGTACTACTGTGAACTGGGCGACATTAAAAGCGAGATCGGCATTGCAGTGGTTACCGACGATGATATTATTTACGCCATGATGGACGAAGCCAAAGAAGCTATCGATAATTACTGCAACCGCAGGTTTGATAAAGAATCAGCCACGACTAAGTATTATGACGGCGCAGGGTCAACGCTCTGGATTGACGACATCTACACCATAACCAGTATTTCAATCGATGAGGACGGGGATGGTACTTACGAAAGCACCCTGTCAGCCACAGATTATATTGCTTACCCTCTCAATAAGAATCAAAAGAGCTGGCTCGAAATCTCCAACGATGGTGACTACGGAGGATTCGCCAACGGCATCAAGAAGGGCGTTAAAATAGTCGGGACTTTTGGTTGGGAATACGTCCCGTCCCCGGTGGTCCGCGCAGCTAAAATCATGGTCATATCGATGTACAATAACCGCCAGACCATGGGAAAGAAGTCTGAAACACTGGGGGATTACAGCTACACAATGGACTCCGTCGCCATGCCCGACATAGTCAAAGAATTACTCAACCCGTACAGGAAATTTAACTGATGCCAAAAGGACTATTTAATAATACATTCACCCCGTACACCTTAACTGTAACAGACGATGGCGTAGGCGGTCCTGCGCAGGCATGGACAGCAGGCACCGCCTTCCAGGGGCGGTTGTCTATCATGGGGGCCAATGAGAGGCTTGCCGCCGACAAAGTAACCGTGTATGCAACTCACAGGCTTTACTGTGACGCATCCGTGTCTTTGACCGAGCAGGGCAAAATAACCTTCGATGGCCGGACGTTCCAAATCAAAGCCATTCAAAAGCCGTCTGAATTGGCTTCGGGAATTGGACATTTGGAAGTGGATTTATTGGAGACTAAATAAATGGCTGGTGTATTCACTACATTGGTGTGGTATGGTAAAGAACGGGAAAAGGAAATACAGGCTACGCTGAAAAGAAATTTGAAAACTGCTGCGGTATTGCTTGAAAAAGATATAAAGGTATCTCTTGTTATCCCTGGGGATTATCGTTCATATAAACGTACTAAAAGCGGTAAGGTGCACTGGTCAAGCTCGCCAGGGCATCCGCCGGCGCGTGATTCTGGAAGGTTGAGTGCATCAATAAGTTATGTAATTGAAGGAACTGGTACAGAAATGCACGCTAAAGTAGGTACGCGTGTTGAATATGCGAGAGCATTAGAACTCGGATGCTGGATGTGGGGGCAGAGAGGAGCGCATATGGCTCCTCGCCCTTTCTTAATGCCTGCCCTTGAACGATGCAAGCCGAGGATAAGAGAAATAATGGGTGAAAAATGATTAGTGCATTCACAACAGCCTTCAGAAATAAACTAATGCTATGGCCTACGACCTGGGCTGCCGGCACCGCGTATTCGTTGGGCGCGATAATGAAGCCGACGACCTATGCCAACCATTGCTATGTCTGCACAACGGCCGGCACATCGGCAGCGGTTACAGAGCCTTCCTGGGGAACCACGGACGGCGGCACCACGGCGGACGGCGCCGGGACTTTGGTATGGACATGCTACGATAAGAAAACCTACAACACCACGGCGCCGCAGACAGCGACATTACCTTATGTGGTATTCGGGCTGCTGACCGACGTCCCGATGGGGACGTTTGAAAACCCGGCGATCATCGAGGATATGACTTTTTATGTGAATGTATTTAGTGCGACATCTATCGCTCACGTTATGACATTAGCGGGACTGGTGAATACTGCCCTGCAGAACGTTGCTTTATCGATCACCGGTTATACAGCCATGAAGTGTGTCCGGGAATATGTCGGGAGCGTTATTATCGATGACCCTGATAAACCTGTCTACCAGATACCGATGAGATTCAGGGTTTGGGGCTCATTGTAGGAGTAATTATGATTAAGAAAGCAAAGAATACCGCGATATTAAACGACGATGTTAAACCAGTGCATAAGGCACAGGTTCTTGAAATACCGAATAGTGACTATATAAATTCGGGATACACTAAACTTAACATCGAGGAACTTGGAAAATACAACCTGAAATCTATCACGATTGTTAAGGGACGCAATACCGTGATAGAAATTATCAAGGAGGCTTAATATGGCTCATATTTCGGGCAAAGCTGGACAGGTAGACACGGGTTCCGCAGTAAGCGGAATCAAATCATGGACACTCGACTACACTGTGGATATGCTGGAATCGACCGACTTCGCCGATGCGGGCGTCAAGACATTCCTGGCAGGATGCTCCGGCTGGTCGGGGACGTTTGAGGGATATAAAGACGGTGTGCCCCAGGCAATCGGCGCATCGATCACCTTGAAACTTTACGAGGTGGCAGCCGGGGCCTACTGGACAGGCACGGCTTTTATCACAGGGGTGAGCGCCAATACATCAAACGACGGAATCGTGTCATATAGTTACACATTCCAGGGCACCGGCGCCTTGACCGTTCCTATCGCGTAAGGTGGTGATATATGAGCCATATTGCGGGTAAGAATGGAGCTATTTACACCGGCGCAACGGTAATTGATGACTGCGAGGATGTCTGGGTACAAGGCACAGCGGATACTACTGTTAGCACCGTGGCCGGCAAAGTCGGGACAAACTGCGTAAGAGGCACAACGGTAAGTGTCGGGGCAACGACTCTGCTGATGTACGAGGATATCTCGTCAAAGGACATAACGGCTTATGACGGAATTTACTTCTGGTTTAGGTCAAGTGTTAACGCAGCAGCGGGTGACTTGCAATTCCTGATTGACGAAGGCACCGGGGCCGCCGCACCAGAAGAGAGCATCAATTTACCGCCGCTTGTTGCGGCCACCTGGCGCAGGTGCTTTTGTAAAATGGTTACGCCATCGGCATTGAACGCCGTCCTGTCAGTGGGCATTAAACAGATCACTAACCTGGCTGACGGGACGTTTGACATTGACGACGTTGAGGCCATTGCAGAGGTTGACGGGGTTAAATCATGGACAATCGACTATACAGCAGATACATTGGAGACAACGGACTTCGGCAGCGCCGGGGTAAAGGAATACATCATCGCAGGATCCGGCTGGAGTGGAACCTTTGAAGGATTGAAAGATGGCGTACCTTTGGGCATAGGTTCACAGGTGCTATTGGTTTTGGGGGAATCTGATACAGTTGGCAATAACTGGATAGGCGACGCCTTTATAACAGGCGTAAGCGCGTCCGTGGCGCATGACGGGATAGTTACCTACTCGTACACATTCCAAGGTTCCGGCACGCTGGAAACTCCTGCGGCATAATGCAGGGGCAACTCGGCGCTCTCTACCAGGATGGCAAACAGCTCGGCGTATTCTATGACTGGACGTTAGATTTAAGCATGACCCGCCTGGAGACCGCCGACAGCAGGGTTTACAAAGTACATGCCATCAAATCCATAGCCTCCCGTTATTATCTATTCTCTGAGCCATCAGAGGGCGAAATCACCGCTAATTACTATCAGCTAATCAAAGGCCAATTAGTATTGATGGCTACTCACTTGGTTAAAATGAATAAGCCGGAGCTGATATGGATGAACTGATTGTGTATCTCTGTCTTGTTTGCCACTGGCCGTATGAAGAGTCATTGAAATTCGTGCGGCAAACTCCGATTAAAAAATTAAATGTCTTTATCGAGGAGCTTCAATACCAGAAGGCCGTCGAGGATTACCGCCAGGCTGCTAATTTCGCATCTATCGTCTGCACTATGGCGTCATCAAAGCAAAGAAAATACAAGGTGCAGGATATCATCGGGCCGCCGCCCGCGCGCAAGGCTGCACCAGACGAACTTAAACAGGCTGCAGAAAAAGCAGGGATTAAATTGGAGGCATAATGGACGTTCTCACAACCAAAGATAAAGAGTATGTGGTTAAAATTGAGGGCAAGGAATACGAATTTGCGCCTATTAACTGGAATGTATTGTCTGGTATCGAAACGGAATTACAATGTAGTATTGCCGAATTGATACCACTATTACAGAAGTCAATATATAAATCTACGTTGACGTTGGCCTGGGTGATGTTGCGCGACAAGTATCCTGAATTGACGAAAGATGAAATTGGCAAAGTGACTGACCATAAAGAGATAATGGCGATAACCTCAACGGTTAGCGACGTATTGTTAGACTTCTTTGGAGTGAGTGATGGCGGATAAGTTAGCAGAACTTTATGTCGAGATAACCGCCCGGACGGATAAATTAAAATCTGAATTAGCAAAGGTAGAGGGGCAAGTTGGTACTTCTGCAAAGAATATGGAGAATATCGCTACTGACGGTGGGCAGGGCATAGCTTCTGGGCTTACTAAGTTTATTGGGCCAGCTATGGTTGTGGCCGCGACTGTTGTGGCTACCGTAGTAGCAGATATGGTTAAGTCCACATTATCTCTTGCCCGTACATTAACCTTAATGTCAGAGAAGACCGGACTCTCAACGGCTTTCCTGCAAAGTATGGGATATGCGGCAGAGCAGACTGGTGGGAAACTGAGTGATATTGAAAATATCTCGCAGAGATTGACCCAAACTATCGCAAAGGCTGGAGATGGCAATAAGGCGGCTATCAAAACTCTGACTGATTTGGGTCTTTCCTATGATGTATTAAGAACTAAGACTCCTGAAGAACAATTCAGGGCGATATTTGATGTTGTGGCTAAAATACCTGATCCGATAGAAAGAGCGTTAGCTGCTCAGCAATTAATGGGCAGTGCTGACTTTTTGCCATTGATTGAACAATACCGGCAATTAGAGGAACAGCAAAAGAAAATGGGTGGGATGACACCAGAGCAGATAGAATCTGCCAATGCTACGGCTATCAAGATAAAGGAACTTGAAGTAGCATGGAAGGGGTTGTCTGACCAATTTGCAATGATGATTATCCCTAATCTTATGCCTTTAGTAGATGGGCTTAATGCTATGGTTGGCGCGTTAAGATTTTTATCGGATGAATGGAATAAATTACCACCAGGGGCAAAATTCCTCTTT